AGCTGCTCTTGAGTTGAACATGGGTCAGCAGTCGCGTGACGCTCTCATGGTCGCCTCTAGCGCCGTTCCAAACGCGGATATGTCTCGCAAGGGCTTCATTGAGGCTTATGCACCAGAGCGCACTCGCCTGCAGCGCTTCCTCGATGAGGGCCGCTACATCCAAGACTATCAGCGCATGTACGAGAAAAAGTATCAGGCCGCGTTCCCTGATGCTTGGTCGGTTGAAAGCGCCAAGCAGGCTTTCTTGAGAGACACCTCTCCAAGAACTTACACCGCTGACACCGAACGTATGAAATGGCTCATGTCCAACGTCGATCCGAAAACCGGCAAGCCGTATTGGAGCGCCTACTCACAAGGTCAGGTTCCGACCTATTTTGTAGACCGGCAAACTGGTGCGGTCGGGTATCGCCGCTATTTTGAGGGATACAGATAAATGAGCCAGATAACTGACGAAGAATTCTTCAAAACAGCGCCTGTGTTCGGCGGCGGCAACGCGACCGAACCAGAGCGCATGCCTGCGTCTCCGATCAGCGAAGAAGAATTCTTCAAATCATCTCCGCGATATGCGCCGCCATCCGCAGGAACTCCGACGCCGACCGCGCAGCAAAACCCTGCTGTTTCAAAAGCGTTGTTTTTGACGACAGGGCGCGAGCCGCCGCCGGATATGTCATGGAGCGACGTAGGATCTCAGGCCCTCCAGAACGCGCCGACAAGCGCGTGGGAGTTTGGCAAATCAATCGTGCAGCCGTTCCTTGCGCCAGTTGAGACGGCGAAGACGGTCGGTCAGCTTGGGCAAGGGCTCATCTCCAAAGGCAAGGGCCTTGTTGGCCTTGAGCGCGATGTTGCGTCTGAGGGCGTTGCTGACGCCATGGGGCAGTTCTTCAAAGAGCGCTATGGAGACATGCCATCTATCAAGCGCACTCTCTCTCAAGACCCCGTTGGCGCTGCAGCTGATCTAGCGTCCGTTCTGACGTTGGGCGGCGGGGCTGCAGCCAAAGCTCCGGGCGTGATTGGAAAGGTCGGCGAGGCCGCCAAGGCCGTCGGCACTGCTGTCGACCCTCTTTCGGTGGTCACCAAGGCCCCGGCTGTTGCGGCGAAAGCCGCCACAAGCGTCCTGAATTATCCTTTGTCCTTGCAAAGCGGCACTTCTTACAAGTCACTCCAGCAAGCCACGAAGGCCGGGCTTACAAGCAACCCTGTGTTCATGGAGCATCTTTCCGGTGCTGTGCCGCAGACGGATCTCGTCAAGCGCATCAACGATGGTATCCAAACCGTCGCCAAGCAGCGCAGCGACGAATATCTTGCAGGCATGGGCTCGATCGCCTCAAATCAGCGCCTGCCATACGACAAGGTCGATGACGCGCTAAAGGCCGCTCGCAACGTTGCTTACTACAAGGGGCAGGTCCGGAATCCGGAGGCCGCAGCCATTCTGCAGCAGATGGAAAACACCGTCTCTAAGTGGCGCAGCGACCCAAGCATGACGCACAACATTGCAGACTTTGATGCGCTGAAGCAGGCGCTGCGGAGCTACGGATACTCGTCAACATACAAAGGCACTCCCGCGCGAAAGATTGTCGATGACATCTCCAACGCCGCAAAAAACACAATACCCGACAAGCGGTATGCGCAGATCATGGAGAATTATCAAAACGCCACGCAGGAGTTGACGGACCTAACCAAAGAGCTGACAGCGCGCGGTGGGTCATCAATCACGCAAATTCGCAAAATCTTGCGGTCGCAAGACACGAAGGCGAAGGGCGATTTGCTCAAGCGCTTGGAGGAGATTGATCCAGACCTCCCATACGCGATTGCTGGCGTCGAATTGAATCCGCTTCTGCCACAGGGCATACGCGGCCAGATTGCGGGCGTTCTCGCAACCGGCGGCCTTTCGGCGCTCGCCATGCACCCTGCGCCTTTGGCTGGGCTTGCGTTCTCATCGCCAAAAGTATCTGGCTTGACGGCGTATGGCCTTGGCCGTGTTGGCGGCATTTCCGAGAACGTCAGAAAAGCTTATCCGTCGCTCGCGCCCGCCGTGTTTCAATCTGGTCGCGCCGATCAGGTGCTGGAACAAGCCTCTGGTGGCCGCGTGGGGCGCGCCAGCGGTGGCCGCCTGAACGGCGCGTCGAGAGCCGACATGATCATCGCTCAGGTCGACAAGGCGCGAAAAGAATTGCAACGTGAGACGGGTTCGTTGCTGAATCACGATGACAGCACGATCGTGAAGGCCCTCAAGGTCGCAAACGAGAGGATCTGAGGATGGCAAGCACTTTCAGCACGAACAAGAATCTCGAGCTTCCGGGCAACGGCGACTACGTCGATACGTGGAACGTCCCGGTCAACGCCGACTTGAACGTCATCGACGCGGCGCTTGGAGGCACGACGGCGCTCAGTCTCACGACCGGCGCAAGCACCCTGAGCGTCTCCCAGTATCAAAAGCTCATCCTTTCGATCACGGGCGCTCTGGTGGCCAACGTCACGTACTCGATCCCGTCAACGGTGGGCGGCTTCTGGATCGTGCGCAACGCCACCACGAACGCATTCTCCGTCACCATCGCCAACACGGGCGGCGGGGCAAACGTCGTCGTCCCTCAAGGCAGCGTGCAGCTGGTCTATTCGGACGGGACCAACATTCGATCCGTCGGCGCAACGCTGGCGGAGGTTTTGGCCATCATCGCGCTGATCGACGTCAACGCCGGTGCGGGCCTCACTGGCGGCGGTTCGCTGGCGAGCGACGTCACCCTCGCGGCAGACTTCGCCACGGCGGCCCAGTGGCGCTCCAACACCAACGACAAGGTGCTTGAGCCGCCAGCCATCTGGGGCGCTATGGCGGAGGCAACGCTCACGGACGCGGCGACGATCGCATGGGACATGGAGTCTGGCTTCGACTTCGTCGTCACGCTTGGCGGCAACCGCACCATGGCCGCGCCAACGAACACCAAGGTTGGCCAGAAGGGCCGACTAATCATCCAGCAGGACGGGACCGGCTCGCGCACCATGACATGGAACTCGGTGTTTGATTTCGCCAACGCCACCGCGCCGACACTCAGCACCACGGCGAGCGCCAAGGACTATCTCTACTACGACGTCCGGTCCTCCACCGAGATCTTCATCTCGCTTGCCGGAAGGGCCGTGGCATGATCCCCGGCACGTTTGCGATCATCGGCGGTGGCTCTGGAAAGGTGGCAGATTTTGTCGCCAGCCGGTCGTCGACAGCCGTGTCGTCCTCGTACACGTTCACAGGTGTCCCGCTGGGCTATTACGACCCGACGCGCATCATCGTGCTGTCCGTCCACTGGTATAAATACGATACGAGCGCCTTTATAAATTCAGCGACAGTCGACGGAAGCTCAACTACGAGCCGCGTTTCAACTTCTCGCTTGGTTTATGGCGGATCTGGCAGCTACGTCTATTGCGATTTAAGAACCGCAGCACCAACAGGGACGACAGGAACAGTGTCTGTCGTGTTCAACAGGGCCATCGATTACGGTTGTGCAATCGGCGTCTGGGCGCTCTACAACGTCGGTTCAGCAACACCCGTCGCAACGAACGTAGCCAACACAAGCGGGCTATTCACGCTCTCTGCGCAACCGAACGACCTCGTCATCGCCGCCGCAGCGAGCGTCTACTACGGCACGAACACAACTTGGACCAACGCCACAGAAAACTTTGATGTGACGAACAGCCTTATGTTGTCATCTGGTGCCCAGAGAGAAGCCATTGTGGCGGGAGATCCGGCCATATCTTTCACCATGAACTCGGACAGCACCCCCGTCGGCGTTGCTGGCATCTGGCGTTAGCGCTGGCCGTAGAAGACGGGTCTGCACGGTGCTTGCTTGGCGTCGAACAGATACCATGCTGCGTTGTCCTTGCCGGGGCCCTCAGAGCCCTCGATCCACTTTACACGGCCAACAGCGACGATCTTCAAGCACATTTCCAGATATGGAATGGCCTGCTTCGTGTGAGCCCAGTCAGCATCAAAGAGCAGCCATGTCGGCCTGAACAAGGCGCAGCGCATGATGATCTGGTGCAGGGCCTCACGCTCCCATGGCGGGTTCGTGATGATCACGTCTGCATCGGCCAGATCCTCTCTCGTCATGAAAGAAACGTCGATGCGCGGGTGCGGGCCAATCGCGGCGTCGAATGCGCTGGCGCAGATCATGCCGCCCTTCACCAGCGTATCGATCAATTTGCCCTCACCAGCGCACGGCTCGCAGAACTTTGTGCCGCGCGTCAAGTGGTGAAAGAGCGGCCCAACAGGCTCAGGCGGCGTGGGATAATCGTCCATGCGCTTGCGTTCGAAGTCTGATCTCTTGCCCATATCAACTCCAAAGAAACATGATGGCGATCACCGCCGCCATCATGCTTATAATTTTTATCGATCACGGTTCTTGCGAAAGACGTAACCGACAGTTGTGTGGTCCTTATTGCAAAACTTTGCAATGCGAGATCCAGACCACCGCAGCTCTCGTTTCAACGCCATGAATATTTCGTGGCGACACATGACAATGTGATTTTTACGAGATCGCGATAGAACGGATTCCCAATCAATCCGATGCTTATTCAGAAGGGGAACCACAACACTCCGCGCCTTTGGGCCCGGAATGATCATTCAGGGAGCTTCCTAAAGGTGTTGGTAGCGGGATCGAAGACCGCATCAACAGGATTAGCCTCGTAGAGTTTCGAGGCTGGAGCGAACTTGCGCGCAAACTCCGCAATGCCGTCATCGATGATGCTTGTCGATGCCTCGAAAACAACGCCTGCCGCTGTGCCAAACCTCTCTTCGCAGGCAAACGCCAGATAGTTGACGCCATCGAGATAGTTGTCGATCTGATCGCCGGGGCCGCCAATGCGCGCAAGCTTCACGCAATGGAGAATCATCATCACGTCATAGGCCATCAATTGCGTGCCAAGTGTTGTGTTGGCGATAATCGCCGCGCGCTCGTAAGTCGCCCTATATGGCCCGTAGCTCTCGCCGCGCTCTTCTATTTTTGCCTTGGCTTCACTCAATAAAGACTTCGCTTCCATTTTACGCTCCTTAATTCATGACTTTAATTTTGCCGATGTGGCGATAGCTCACAGCTACCTGCCCACGGCTTTCATATCCATCCGCTTCGCGTGCTTTGTAAAACTCCTCAACGATCACAAAATCCTTTTCTGACAGGGTTTTCGTGAACTCGTCGAGCGTCTTCGATGAATGCTCAACCTGCATCTGATGTACAGCTTTTCCACTGTGAGAAGGCATGTTCATCGTGATCAGGAAGCGCAAGGCTTTGTCCTTTCAATATCAAAAGCGATAACTTGATCGTGGGCGGCCATTGCGCCCTTGCACAAGATAACAGAATAACCGCAGGCTTCAAGATACGCGGCCCAGTCTTTTTGCACGGTTTCGTGTTTTCCCCGCTTCGCTCGCTTCATCTCGATCCACAAGCCCCATGCAGGGATGAAAAGATCAGGCACGCCGGGGCTCAATCCCTCGGCCTTCATCTTCCCGGCGGTCGCCTTGCTGCGCGCCCCGCCGTTGGGGATGGCGAAGATCCTGACGCCGACATACGTCTGCCGGAACCAGCGCACAAACTCGCGCTGCTCCTCATGCTCTGTCGGCAGGCGATCTGTCGGTAGCGTGATGGGCCTGACTTCCATCAGAATGGTCCTATCTCTTTGTGACGTTGCTTATGGCATGGCTGGCAAAGCCACATAACATCAAGAGGTTTTCCATAATCCTCATGGTGAGCGATTGTTTTCTGCGCCCCACATCGGCAGCAAGGCATCCGAACAAGTCTGCCAGATTTAACAGCTCGAAACACAGCGGCATGAGCATTCTGTCGCCTGCTATCTTCTGCTCTCCAAATTTTTGTAATCTCAACCCCTGCCTTTATTCTTTCTGGGCGCTTGCCGCGCTCCCTATCGTAGCTACGAACTTTTTCAATATTTTCACTTCGATGGTTTGCAACATCGCTTTTTGTGCATTTTTTGCATTTATTGAGATACCCATCCGCCATCTTTGAGTGTTTGTAAAATTCAGATATTTCTCTCGTTTCTTGGCATTTGAAGCATTTCTTTTGCATTTGCGCACCCGCTTTAACGAATGCGCTAATAGTACCCCTTCTAATCCTAGAAGGGAAGCTCAATGACCCAACGCTCGCAGGCGTCGACCGTGGCGGCGAACTCTTCCGGCGGATCCATATTGAATTCGCGGCAATAGCCGGATTTTTCGCTTTTCTGGCCAAGCCCGTAATTGTCGCACGTATGGCAGCACTTCGGCGGCCCGGCCTTCAGCCATTCCTTGTACGCTGTCACAAAGTCAGGCTCTGGATGTCTCGGCATTCCCCCACTCCCTTCTCAAAACACGATAAAATTTGCCGTCCTTGCGGAACTCGACGACCTTTGGAGGTTCGCCATTGTTCATGTTTTCGGCGACCTCTTCAAGTGTTTCCGCAAACTGCTCGCTGTCGACGCCTGAATTGCGCGCCATGGCGGCGAGCTGTGCGACGGCGCGCTCCCCGGCATACCCCTCATGCGTCACAGGCAAATACTCGGTGATTGGCGGGTCTGACAAGGCCCCGTAATAGGTCACGGCCAGCATATCCTTGCCGCTCGATCTGCTGACGTGCTTTCGCCATCTCCATTCCGACACGTCCAGCTCTTGCCCCTCGATCCCCATGATGTCGATGTTGTGCAGCTTGAATTCTTTCTTCTCGGGCTCAGGGAACGGCGCGCCGCAGGTAGGGCAATGGCGGAGGGAGATGTGGCACAGCTCCCCGCAGCTCTCGCAGACCTTCACAGGGGCCTCACCGCCCTCCTCCCCCTTCTTGCGCGGCGGCTGGACGGCCACGACGGGCCCATGCATCTCCACGACGCCAGCGAAGTCAAGGACGAGGCAGTGGTCGGTGTGGCTCTTCAGGCGCATGCCGCGCCCGGCCATCTGCATGTACAGGCCAGCCGACTTCGTGGGGCGCACCATGGCGATCAGGTCGATGTCCGGATAATCGAACCCCGTCGTCAGCACATTGGCGTTTGTGAGCGCCCGCAGGCGGCCAGCCTTGTACTCGCCAAGGAGCCTTTCCCGCTCGGCCTTCGGCGTCATGCCGTGGATGCACGCGGAGGGCACCCCACGTTCGCTCAGGATGTCCGCTATGTGTTCGGCATGCTCCACGCCAGAACAGAAGAAGAGCCACGCCCTGCGCCCTTCCGCGCGCGATATGACCTCATCGACGACGGCCTCGTTGTTGGGCCTGACGTCAACAGCGGCTTGAAGCTCGCTTTCGATGAACTCGCCGCCGCGCGTGTGGACGCCAGACGTGTCAAGCTTGAGCTTGGTGACCTTGCTGCGCAGGGGCGCGAGGTAGCCCTGAAGGACCAGCTCCTCAATCGTGACCGGCTCGATAAGGCCGTCGAACAGCGCAGGCTTGTCGGTGATGACGCCATGGCCAAGCCTGTATGGCGTTGCCGTCAGGCCCACCACGCGCAAGTGCGGATTGATCTCGCGAAGGTCGTTGATGAACTCGCGATAAGATCCCGTCTCCTTGTGATTGATCAGGTGGCACTCATCCACCAGCAAAATGTCGATGTGGCCTATGGCGCGCGCCTTCTTCCTCACGGACATAATCCCGGCAAAGGTAATCGGCTCGCCAAGGTCGCGGCGTCCGACGCTGGCGCTGTAGATGCCGAGAGGCGCGTTTGGCCAATGCTGCAGCATCTTCTCGGCGTTTTGCTCGATAAGCTCCTTGACATGCGTCAACATCAAGACGCGCGTTTCCGGCCATTGCTGCAATGCGTCTTTGCATAGGGCCGCGATGACGTGGCTCTTCCCAGCGCCTGTCGGGAGGACGAGGCACGGGTTGCCATCATTCGCCGGGAACCATTCGTATAGCTTATCGATTGCGCGCTGTTGATAGTCGCGAAGCATCACAGAACCTCAAAACATAACATCGGGATAAGATAGCATTCTTCTATATCTTG